TGTTTGTAATTATCAGCTGCAACAGAATAATCTTTTGAAAAGAGTAAAGTAAATACCATTACACAAAGGATTGGCCAAACTCTGCGCCTTCCGAGCCGTCTGGCGACTCAGCTTTTCGATTTAGGATCGAACGCTTTTCTAGGGTATCACGACTGTCAAGGTTTCCGTTCATTTTGTGGTGTGTCGGTAGAAAGGTTCAATTAAGAATAAATCTTCTTCCAGCCATGTCTCACTAAAGCCAGTACCTTCATTCATAAGTTTTCCTTATCTGCTTGCCTAAATATTGTGTGTATGCAGGTGGAATAGCTTCCACTAATTCTGTCCAGATACCCCACTGTATTGCTATCGCATCACGAGCTTCGATAATCGTTGCAGCAGTTTTGCCACCTTTTGGGATCTCATCATTTAATGAGCCATACACGCCAACAGGCCTGCCTTGCGTTTTATGATTACAGACACTGCCTTTAAGTGGCACATTACTTTCAAACAATCTGTGTCTACGCACTTTTAGACCAAATGACGACCCACATAATTGCACGGGTTTAATGAGAGGGCTGCCTGGCACATTCTCAATAATGTATGGTTTATGACTCGCCACTAATGCTGCCCTTGTTTGTGGTATTAAGTCGACCTTGCTGGTGCTTTTGCCCTGAGCGTTGCGTAAATGTTTAGTAATGCTGTGTGTTTGGCAAGGTGGGCTAGCATGTATTACGTCAAAAGATCGTAGAAAGTCTAAATCTTGTAAATAGTGCAAGACATCACCCCTAATATATGTATATGGGTAGCGTTTGCCATGCTTCAGGTCAATGCCAGTAACTGTGAAGCCTGCTGCGACATAGCCAGCCGATGCGCCGCCTACTCCACAATACAAATCAAGCAGTTTCATATACTCACCCATCCTAAATATTTAGCATCTGGATTATCTATCAGCCACTGCTCTCTAAGCTTATGCTGGTGCGGCCAATCTATGTCATTACTCATTTAGCCATTATTAAACTGCAAGTGTGGCAGGGGACGGCTGCAAACATCCATCCACCACACTTACCGCATCTGCATATATCAGCGTCTGGTACATGCAAAGCCTCTACTACATTCTTAATACCTACACACCCACAATCCATGCACTGATAGGCCTTAAAACCTTCGGGTGTATCTAGCTGGTCAAGCCACAGAAACTCTGTGTCTCGCTTACAGCCATTACACTTAAAGCGTGGGTAATCCATGATAATATCTTATAGCTTATTGTCTACAGTGGCATTGAGTACATACCAAGAAATTACCATTATGTATAAGCCTGTCATCATTACAAGCCATACATTTATCGGTACTAACGTTCAGGCTTTCTTTATCATCTTCTAAGCGTAATGTAAAGCCTGATCCGTTAATTATCTCTAAATATCCCATCATTCACCTCCTTTGCCTTCTTCTGCATCGGATGGAAAGTAATACGTGCCGTTGTCCATAATCTTTGCCCACTTTGGTGAACACTGCTCGGCCTTTGGTGCAGGACATACATAGCCGTAATAAGGCTTCTGTGTAGTTTTGCTCAGACCTTCTAATAACTTCATGCTGCCATGTTTACAGCTCTGTGCAGCGGGCGGTGCAAACGGTATTACATTACTGACATCACCTACTGACCACACTGTTGGCTCTTTCTTATCAGCTGCAAAAGATGCACGTATAACATCTTCTACAGCTCTAGCACGTGTGCCAGGCGGTGAGTAATTAGTTTTCTCTACAACCCTAGCCATTTCTTCTCTGCTTGCTCCGTGCTTTTCAGTACCAATGTTAGCCACCTTAAATGCAACCCCACGAGCCGAAGTAGCACAATTCTCAAGCGCAAAGTCACGATTAACGCCACGATCTGATATGACTTCTTTCGCTTCTCCTGTTGCGAATGGTTTCTCATCAGTTGTCTCTCTAAATAATTCACAACCAACAATGATTCCAGTGTCTGACTCCGAGATAATCTTTGTTCGTACTGCTCCATTTGGATACCTTTCCCAGAATATATTTGATCTTTCTTGCACAGTGGTGTAATCGTCTAGGTTAAACGCCATTATCCCACGCACCTAACTCATCTTGCATAGCATCATGCACTGTTTTACTAATTGCTATGTATCCAAGCGCATCTGTGTAATTGTCAACGTTTTCACAATCCTCAGCTGATCGGCTGATCTTGACCAACGCCATACACATCGCCACTTGATTTGGTTGTAATGGATAACCAATGTAAGCACTCCACAATTCGGCAATCCGTTTGTGGTTGTAGTAAGGGTGTCCGTAACTCTCGCCTCTAGCGTGGATAGTTTTGATAACCTCATCAAATAACTTCTCAGTTTTTGTCATAGTCAAATACCTCATCGGTCTTGGCTTTGTTATTAATCATTCTGCGGTGCAAATCCCAGCCATCTTTACGACCACGCCAATAGTGCAGTTGTGCCGCATTCTCTTTAACATGCTGGATGTACCAACCAACTACACCTGCAATTAACAGTGCATAACACAGTGCGTAAAATACATCTACCGTTACCATATAGCCCTATCTATGCCCACATATTTTGTGGCATGGCAACAGTGTTGCACCTGTGTATGACTTTGTAGATTATTTGGGGCGTAGTTTGTATAACGATTAGGTAACGATGTTACCCGTAATACCGCCCTAGAGCTGTAAATGAGCCATCCTTATCAATAGGCACTAACGTGGGTGTTAGTGTCTTTCCTACAGATTCTAAGACTACCACCCCCATAGCCCAATTTGCGGCAGAATAGCGTAAATAAGAGGCTTTTTTTCTTTCCATTAGATTACCTACCTCTATGCCAAACAAAGTCCTCTGGTGGCTTCCTATGGCCTCTGTATAGGCACTCATGCCCAGTCTATGGCTATGCCCACAGACCACCGATTTACCCCACTTCTTAGCAAGATTAAGGGCTGTAATGCCTGCGTGCTGGCTCATGTTGCCCTCATCGCCATGTGCTAAGACCCAGCCAGGATAGAACTCATAGGCTGTCTTATAGTAGTCAATGCCCATGCTAGCAAAATCCATAAATTTAGGATACTGTAGCTCTGGTAATCCGATTAAGCCAGGTGCTTTTAGTAAAGTGCTATAAAGGCGATCAGTATGATTACTGCGGATAACACTAGCCTTTGCGCTGTACTCGGTAAGATCCCATAAGATATCTTGACAAGCTGCACGATCCTCGTTAAGAGTCTGACTATAAGCCAAAGGTGTGCCATCGGCCCACTTGCTAATTGTTTGGAAGTCAATTTCATCCCCAACACATAGAACCTCATCAAACTTCTCACGTCTTGCCAGCTTGATGACGTTCTTAACTGCCTGCTCATGATGATATGGAATTTGTAAATCTGAAATTACTAGCCACCGCTTAATCGTCATCCTCGTCATCGTAGGGATCAATTACGGGAATGATGCCGTCTTTACCACTGATCCAATCTGGCAGTGTGCGCTGGTCTGTAAGCAACCAAAATGCACGTTCAGCTGTAAAGCCTGCAGCTATAGCAGCCTTATAGCATGAATGTAAAGCAATATAATGTTGATCTAATTTGCTTAATGGCTCAGCCATCTTACGCACTCTACGTCTAACAGGTTTCTTACGTTTACGTGTGTTAGCCATGATTAAATTATCGCTCACTAATTGCAATAAATAGATCATCAACACGCTTTTCAAGCCTTGTTAACTGATCCTTCATGCTAGTACCACCATTGGGCCGTAACTCGTTCAGCCAGCCTTTAACTATAAAACGTAATCCGATGAGACCGCCTGATAGCACAGCGATAATGCCAGCGCCAAAGCCAGCCCATTCTGCAGGTGTCATGCTTCATCTGCACCGATGCCATAAGCACTGTCGGATTTGTCTAAAGCCCTAGCTGCTGGTCCTGCAAGTGCTGCTACTACAACTGATATAACTGGATCAAGTCCTAGCTCATTGCTTGCCAAGAATGTTAAGAATGATACTAATACACCACGTGCGTATGATTTTAGTACAGCCTTCTGCTTCTTACTTATCTTCATATCTTGCCTCCGATTAGTGGTATGTCAAACGGTCTGCCGTCTGTATCTCCTGCTTTAGTAAAACTAATGTGTATGTGTTTTGTATGTGGGTTGATGCCCCTGTATCTGCGCCATTTATAGTTTAAGAGTTTAGAAGCGATGTGGTGCTGGAAGATGACGTATGATAAACGTTTATCGGTTTTCGCACACTGTTTGATTTGGTCAGCCAAATAAGCTGCGATCCCCTCTGGCTCACCCAAGCGAGAATCAATATCAATGGCTCTGACCCACCCCTGCTCATCTGGATTATGATCTGATTTTCTGGTGGCATGGCGACTATCGCCCACCCACCCATCACTGGCAGTACGCCTAACTGGAAACCACGTATCAATTTGATCTCTTAACTGCACACCAGCTGCACATAACTTAGGTTTCATTAACTTAAAAGTAGTTTTGCTTCAGCCTCTGTAATACCTAGCCGTTCTAGCAGGGCTGCTTTCTGAGCAGCCTTTGCAGCAACCTGAGTAATCTCATCAGCCTTCACCTGCTGTATGGCTGCATCAATTTCAGCCTGAGTAGGTGCTTCACCATCTAAGATAATCCAATTAATTTTAGAATAATCATTATCTGTAATTGAAAACTCTGCAGTTGGTTTTAATTTCAAAATTGCGGCTGATAAATATTGATCCATTATGCACCTATTTCTAATAAAATCATTGTTGCTGTTGAACTTGATGGTTGAAAAGTAATGCTTTGGCTGCTTGCAGTAGTGTTTGTAAGCCCCATAGTTTTATATGTTACTGAGCTTGTTGTTGCAGGGCTGTCCAAAAATTGTATGCTCATTAAACCTCTTAAAAATTGTCCGCCAGTACCAATACCCATTAATTCATTGCCACTTGAACTAGGATTAAATGCTACTGTACTATCACGCATTAGTCTGTAAGCCATACCAAAATTGCCAGAATCAGGCTGATTAAAAACACCAAAATGTTGTGTCGCCATAACCAATATTTTGGAAGTGTTTAATGTTGGTGTAATTGATGCACTTAAACCTGTATCAGTATAACTTGTTGAGGCAATTGTGGTAGATGTTGAAGTTGTTGCACTAACTACTTGTAATACTTTCCCACCGCCAGAAGGTGTAGCAAACTTTAATCCTGTTGGTTGAGAACTATCTGCCGTCAATACTTGTCCATTTGTACCAACCGCAAGACGTGTATCGCTTGTACTGAAAGTATAGAGATCACCTTTTGTGGTTAATGGAGATACTGCGCCAGCTTGTATGTAATCGTAGAATATAGATGCGCCTGTAGCTGTGAAATATAATATACCTGCATCATTTTGTGGCAGAATTAAACTGCCAGCGGTTGCTACTGTTGCTGTACCTGCTGTAACTGTGCAGTTACCTGCCCCTAAGTTTTGTATAAACACTGTGTCGCCTGCTGCAAATAATCCTGTGTTAACTGTAATTGTTGTAGCACCTGCTGCATTCATAGCAACAGTTGTACCTGCATCTGCAGCTACTAATACATAGGATGCGGTCTTAGCCGTAGCAGATCCACCACCCATAGCTGTGGCTTGTAGAGATTCCATCTGACTTGCCGTAAGAACCTGCCCAGTGGTGAAGGTTTGTTTAGCCATTATTCTCCTTAGTAACTAAGCACATTATAGTCTAAAGTGCCGTAGATATTGTTATCTAGAATCAGCGCATCTATAACTGGCTCTAAGGTTGTAAAGAAAACCTTAAAGCTGTTAGGTGTGATCGTGTTTGATACGCCAAAGATTTGTAGGGTGCGGTCAAGGGTCGAGCCGCCTGGCTGAGTAGTTACGACCTGTATAGGGTCAAAGAAGTCAAGCTCTAAGGCCGCCAATATGCCTGCGTTGTAGTTAGGCGTGTATAGGTCTAGCTCTATGCCATCGCATCGTACTTCTGTTTCGGCTCTACTGGCCACATAAGCCTGAGCATAATCTAGGGCTACTGCATCGGTCTGCATTAGTAAATCCTGCAGGTTGTAGCTGTGTATAAAATACTTGTCTATAGAGTCTTGATTAATGGCGGTCTGTGGTGTGCCACCTGACCTGCTGACCTGTGCTGAGTTAAATATAAGCGTATCGTCTAACTTCCAATTAGCGTTGGCATAAGGTATGCCTGTGCCATTATCGTTAAATGTAGTAACTGTGCCACCTATTGATCCAGCAGTTACTGATCGGTCTTGAAAAATAAATTCTCCATTTGTGTCTACGTAAAAGGCGCCATATTCAGAATCTGTAACAGTTTGCAAGGCATTAAGGGAAGTGCGTGGTGTGCCAGGATCAGCCTGTAAAGTAGTCAAACCTGCATCTATATCACGCATAGTTGCTGGCCAATCAATTTGATCTAGTATTTGGTTAATGCGTGTACCTGATAAGTCGCCAGCAGTAGCACCTGTAACTGTACTTATCTGTGCATTCTGAGCAAGCCTAAACGCATCTACAGCTTGTATAGTTGTATAGGCTACCTCTGTTGCATCTTTAGGCTGTGTATTAACGTATGATGTAATAAAGCCAGAAAATAGGCTATACGTGTTAGCGCCATAGGTTGCAGTTATCTGCACCTTTTTCATAGGCGTAAGCAAAGTGTAAAATGGCCCAGACGTATTAGTCGGGTTGAAATCGCCATTCTGATCTACTATACGTAAGGTAAGTGTGCCTGTTTGGAATTGATCTGCTAAAGCACTGCGACCCCTAGCAGTCTGTATAAAATCTACCTGGTTAGATACATCTACAATTACAGCTGTAGAATCTGCCAACACGTTTACGTCTAGTAAACCAGTGTCTAAAATCATCGCCTGTGCAAAAGATGGCCCAGTGCTAAAGTTAATTACTGCATTTATTGTAGGTACTGGCATTACTCAAGTCCACCAGCAGGTAATAACTTGTTACCGTATTTGAGATTAACTCTCACTGTCTCTGCAATAGCTTGGACTAATCGATCAGCACTTGCATTAGGCGCTATCTCTAATGTGGCCTGTGTTGGTGTAGATGCAGCAGCGCCAGCAGCAGCCTGCCCACCTTGATTAGTTACACCTTGTGGCACTGTGTATGTTTTAGATCCCTCAAATGGTGCTATTTGATTCCGCCCACGTGCAGTCATCTCACCTAAAGAATTAAACAGCGCTGGCATACCACTAGCCAAGAAATTTAAAGCACCTGCAGCTGTAGTGGCAGAAGTAGCTAACTCATTAGCGGCAGTTACAGCGCTTAACTCAGCATTGTACTTCTTAGCCAGCGCTTCATTATTATCTAATATTGCAAGTTGCGCCCTAATACGCAATTTAGTTTCTTCATCGGTTGCAGCGTTAAGTGCTGCAGTTAGGCCTATGCGTTCTAAGTCAAACTTGTCTTTTAGTTTATCTACTTCGGTCTTTGCTTTTAGCTTTGCAATCTCTAACGCTCTTAACCTATCTAATTCTTTTTGCTGGCGTACTTCTGTTCTAAATACTTGTGCAGATATACGGCCAGCGCTACGTTGCTTATTAAATGGTAATTCTGCTGGTTTGGCTTCCATTTTGCCTAAACGTGCTAAAGCTCCAAATACGCTTATGTCAAACAGGAAACCTTGTACTTGTTTAACTCCTGGAATCTTTTGTAGTTCTGCAATTAAAACACCTACGCCAGTAATAATATCGGCTATAGTTTTTCCTAGATTTTCCATTTTTATTGCTGTATCTTGTATGCTTGTGTCTTTGCTTAGTACATCTAAAGCATCTACTATGCCTTTACCTATTTCTTCTTTAACATTTTCTGATGCAACTTTGAGTAAATCCATTTTGCCTGCGTAGGTAGTCAACCTAGCTGCTGATTGACCAGCAAACTTTTCATTAAGTTCGGCCAATATTGCATCCATATCGCCAGCTTTAAGAGTGGCTTTACTTATGCCTGCGCCTAATTTGCTAAGACCTGCAGTGTTGCCTGAAAATCCACGTGTTAATGCTGCGCTTACTTCGGTAAGTGATTTACCTGTGGCCGCACTAATGTTTAATGCTACGCCTAATGCTTCTTGGCTCTTAGTAATTGATCCAGTAACTGTCAATAACTGCTGGAATGCTGGCCGTAATTGGTCGTCTAGTACGCCTGTAGTTTTCTGCAAATTGGCTATAAAATATTCTACAGATGGTGCGCTAAATGCAAAGCCTGTATTTTTTAATTGCAATTCTAAAGATTTGGCTGCCTTCTCATCGGCTGCAAAGGCCTTGACCGCATTCTTACTGTAGTTAAGTAATGCAGTCGCACTAAATACTGCAGCAAAGGTTTTACCAAAGCCTTTTATTTGTTTCTCAAAGGCTGATACTTCTTTCTTACCTTTTTTTAATCCTTTGTTATCAAAGGTGCTAAGTGCCGATACTACTAAGGTAGGCACAATTACACGCCCCTAAATCCACGAGCTCTGCGCTCTTTGTAAAATCCTATTACTTGTGATCTTTGCTCTAGTGGCATTTTTTTATAGTATGCAAATATGGCATCGTCTAACGCCTTCTTTAAGTCTGCGTATATTGGCCCTTGCTCTTTAGCCCACACTTTGTAAATTACTCTGCCCTTATTCTTACGACCTCTGCGCCCTACTGATCCTGCTAGTGTTGCATCTACTACGTTAGGTAACGCTTGTATGAATTGCACACCAGCATTAGGGTTTAATGATGCGCCTTGTGCGCCTGTAGTTTTACGGCCAGCGGTCTCATAAATTGCGCCAGATGCTGACTCATTAGATACATAATTGTAAACAGAGTAGCCGCTTCTGTTTTTCTTATTAGGCCCTAGTTTATATTTGATTTCTTTTTGAGCTGTAGCCTGGTCGTATGCAGGGAACGGCCTGCGCTGACCTTCCATCGGCTTGGCTTGTTTTAGCCAACCACTTAACACATTTTGGTTAGATGGCAACTCATCTTTAGACTTTGCAGCCACTTTCATCATAGGTGCTTTCAGTGTGTCTTTAACATTCTTGTACATATCTTCGTCAAGCTCATCTATAGCTTTTAGAAACTCTCTAACGCCGTTTACGACTACTGGCATTTTTGACCTCCTTAGCTCTATCTGTTAATACTTGGATGATAGCCCGATACATCTGCGTATCCATGTCTCTAAACTCGCTAGGCGGTATTCCAGTCTCTACAGCTAGTTGAGCAATACTGTAAAAAATGGAATCACGCCCAACTATTTTTTTTCTTCGTCAAGTACCTCTACTGTGTCTAAGCTGTCTATAAACTCAATACCAAATAAAGGCACTGTAACGTTAGCCCTACGTAAGCATTCCCATGCAAGCCAGTAAATCTCGGTCTGCCGTTCATGTTCTCGTAGGACTTTGCTAATACCAGAGCCATATTTTAATTCAAAACTATACTCAATTCCTGGCGTAATTTTGTGCTCTGAAACTTCGCCATTAGCCCTTGTAATCTTTAGTTTTGCCATCATTACTCCTTAAGGTGTGGTATCTACTACAATAACACTTTGGCAGGTAAATGTAATTGACTGTGTGCTGATGTCGCCTACTGCGCCGTTTACATCCTGTGTGTTATTTACAAGCACTGTAGTTTGAAACTCTGGGTTAGTTGAGCTAATTGCAGCAGAAGTCTGCTTGATTGTTAGTGGCACTGTTGTACCCCATGCTGCTTGCAAAGTAGCGTTTACGTTGCTTGCAGCTGTATCATTTAAGAAGTCAATAGTAATAGTGCTGGCTTCTAGACCTTTTGCAAACTTGTGAGCGGTATCCATTCTGTTACCACCTTTCGGCGGGTAAGTCATTTCTGCTTACCTCTATATCTTTACCATCGATACAGATCAGACTATATCTTCACCCTATCTCTAGGGGCTGCACGTGTAGTCGTTACGGACTCTCTGCTTTCGCAGGTTGCCTCGGTATTAACCTTTTTCTGGGGGCCTTCACCGATATAGTGCAGTAGTTATTCTAGTAGCTTACGCTGCTAGCGGGCAATATTCTCTACCCATAGCTGTTACCTCAAGTTCGTCAAATGATCTATTTATTGTTACGGCTGTTACGTGATTACTCAGATCAACTGAATTAAGCGTAACTACCACACCATTAGATAGATAAATTGCCATCTTTCTCCTCTTCTTTCTTAGCAACAGGTTTTTTGACTGCTGCTTCTGGTTTGTTGATCTGACCTATCTTAGTCAGAAAATTAGTTTCTTCTTCTGTTAATCCTTTATAGCTCATGTTAACTCCAACTCGTTAGGGTGTTGACTGTGATCTCACTGATTAATAAATCACCGCTGGCTGCGCTAATTATACTAGGTGCTGAGATGGCAGATATATTTATAACTAAACTTGATGCTGCTAATTTTGTTACTACTGCCAGTATGTAATCTTCCATGCCTGCTAAATTGCCCTGATTATCTAATGCTGGCTTTGTCATTAGAATCTTAAAGTTAGCCATAGGGCTTATAGTTATGTAATCGTTATTGCTTGGCGTAAGGTAAGGATCGCTTGGTGTAATTACTACGCTGTTAGCCAATAGTGTGGCAGGTGGGAATGCAAAGACTGACCACACCCCTGCATTAGTTAAGTCCGTGGCCAGTGTGCTGCGTAAGGTAGTGATTGCAGCTGGCATCAGCCCACCAGTGAGTTAGGACTTGAGTACGGTTGGATGAGACCACGCACTCTGTTAATGAGCTGGTAACCCATTCGATATGGGCTCGCACTGATCCCATCCATACCGACCCCACCCGTTTGACTGACTTGCCTGGATTGCCAGACATCAGTGGCCACTATCATTGCGGCCTCTCTTATGGCGGGAGTCGCAGTGTAAGCTTGTGCTTTATGCTCTGGGCCAAGTGCCCTGCCGTATGGTTTAATAAAATGAAATGGTTCGTCTGCAGCTACTTTGGCATATTGAATAATGCTGTAGCCGTTTGGGTAAGAACTAAATGCGTATGTACTCCAGAATGCCGTGCCAATAGATGCTGGAACTGTTGTACCTGGGAATGATCCCGTTAAAGTGTATGTGCCGTTATAGGTGGCGCCAGAATTGCTAACCACAATTGATTGACCAGTCACAAAGATGCCTGGGTTTGCTAATACTAAGGTGGCTACGTTGTTGCTTATGGATGAGCCAACTACTGGGGCGTCATTATGCCAAAGGTAAGCACCAACTAAATCTTCTGCTGTTTGGCAGCACTCTTCAACCGTAGCATCAGTGTATAAAGTGCCAATTCCTAAATTGTTGCGCAACTCTTGCATTGTCACCATTACAGCGGCCATAGATTCCTCTCTTGTGAAGCTCCCCTGGGGTAAGGGCTACTAAACCCCAGAGGATTATTAAATTAACTAACTTATTAGGTTAGGTTGAAGCGGCGTACGCCACCTTGTACTAACACACCAACGGCCATATAACCATATAGAGCCGTCTCGATCTCGCCTGAAGTTGGAATGTTTGTGCTTAGGCGTAGAATTGGTGATTCGTAAATTGATACCGCTGACGGCACCACAATGAAAGCGGATTCATCAATTACTGTTGACACAGCATTTGGATCGACATACAGATCAAGTCCAAGCACATTTCCACGTAGTGAACGTGGTGAAGCTTGTCCTGCTGCGTTCATTGGTTGTGAGGCTGTGTAGATTGGCCGATCAGTTGTGTCCTTAGCTCCGATCAACAAGTTCCATTGGCCAGTACCTGCTATGTATGCAGTTGCTAATTCACCTGTTGCAAGATATGCGGCTGGTGCTTGCTCTGCTACGTAGGCAATGATTCCGTTGGATGTTGCGGCCTGTGGGTTAGCTTGTGCTCCCCCTGCTGTAAGTGCTGCAATCACGGCGGCATCTGTAGCTTTGTTGTAAGCCCGTGTCATGTTATCAAGCATTGCTGCAAAGAAGTCAGGACTTGATCTCTCAAGGACCTCTAAACTGTAGCGTTGCAATCCAGCGTACTTTTTAACCGTTAGATTTACATAACTGGAAACAATTCCTGTTTCAGATGGTGCGTTCGCCTCTGCCGTTTCTGCAACTGTGCCAGAAGTCGTGATCTTAGGAACGGAAATTGTCATTCCCGCTGCTGGTAGCGCCCGTGTTCCAATTGCGTCAATTGCTGGGCGTGATCCGATAAGCGTATCAACTACTGTTGGTACGAACTGTGTCGGATTGAATGCTGGGTTAGTAGTAAAACTGTCATCGGCAGCAGTTAAGTATCTTGCAACGTCTGCTTCTGCCTTCATTACCCATTGTGCTGATTCGTGATTACCTAATCTTGCTTTAATGCTGTGTTCTAGCATGTGAGCTTGTGTTTTAATTGGTGAGCGAGGCTCTGTATAGAAGGATGCACTGATTGTTGGTCGTGCGGCCTCTATTGGAGCAACCTCTACCACTGGTATTGCTGTTGGCTCGGTGGTGTTGTCCACTTGTGCCTCACTTTCCGTAGTTGGTTGATTTGTTGCATCCGCTTCGCCTTCGCTAGCGGCAACTTTAGTTACTTGTGCCTCTGTAAATGCTGGTGACTCGACAAGGCTGACTTCTTTAAGCGTGGCGCTTGTTACGTATATGTAATCCTTTTTCTGTGAGGACTTAATTACATCCACGCCTACAGACAGACCGTCAATTAGCTGTTCGCCTGCCAGTGTTAGCGCATCTTGGCCTTGCATGCTTGCGCTAATTTTGAAGCTAGCGTAAATACCATCTTCCTCTTCGTTAAATCTTTGCATGCGGCCGATTGGCTTATCATTTCGGTGCTGCATCAGCATTTTAACTTTGCCTGGATCGCCTATTGCTATGCTGCCTTTGGCAAACACAACTTTCCCGACACTGGTATTACCAGGCGTCTCGAATGGCACAATTTTACCAGCGATGATTCTGCGCTCACCGTCTGCGCTTTCTATTTGGCTACTGAACGTAAGTAACATCGCCACTCTCATTTCCGTTTGGTGTTAGGTCTTCCATTTCTTTAGCTTGATCTAAGTCTATAAGTCCTAGCGTCAACATCTTCTCTAGTGTTTCTAGTCTTGCCTTGTCGTCTGATCTTAAAAAGGTCTCTGAAATATTAAAGCGGACAATCTGTCCAGCGGCGGTAATGTCATTCATGCTGAGCCTATCCTCGATTGCGCAAATGTAAGGTTGTAGGCTGTAAGCTACAAATTCTTTACGACCGTCAATAATGTTTTGGTAAGTCATACTGTTATTCATGTCGGCTGAGATATAATATGCGGGAACGTTCATTGCTCTGGCTATTTGAGTTGCCAAGTACTGGGAGGCCTCGTTGTACATCATGTCTTTGGGGCTAAAACCCACGGTCTCGTAACTTAAAGTGCTTGTAAGATACGCAGTAGACCTTGATTGTCGTGCTGCCTTCCAGGCTGCCAACAATCCTTGTACTTGCGACTCTGGCATGTCCGCACCTGTGTTTTTAATAAACCCTGTCGCCATTGGAGTTTGTGCAGCTACGGCCGCAGCCTTCTCTAAATCAAGTGCGCTTTGAATTGTGCGGCCTGCAGTTTGTAATACGCCTTGTGTGAGACCCTGGAATGTGACAAGACTGCCGATACCCTCCATCGGTACTTTTTGTCCGTCTATTGTGTAGTAAATAACCTCTGTGCCTTGCTGATTTAACTGTGCAACTACTCGTGTGTTAGCAACCCACTCAAATCTTGATGGTCTTAGATCATCTGCATAAACTTCCGTGATGCGCCAGTACGCAACACCGTAAAATATTAATGAATCGACAGTCCACGAGATAGTGACGGATCGTGGCTGTCTTATATCTGGTTGGTCGCACCAGATAGGCTTCGATAATTCTGCGCCTGTCGATTTCTTGTATAGCTCTAGAGGTAAATAGCCTATAACACCTTTAATTAAATTAGCGCATCTGTTAACGGCTGGTACTTGGGTGGCCAATGTGCGATCCATTGGACCTGCACCAAATGTGTTATATCCAAAGCCAATGATGCTGTCGCCCATAACGGCAGGGGCGTACTGCGCTTGTAGATTATTTTTTTTATTAGTTATACCTAAAGCAGACAATAGACCCATATCTACATAATATACCCAAAACGGACAATTAATGCAAATTAGACAATTATTTGTGCGGTTCTTTGTGGCTTGGTAAGTTCAAAAGCAATCATGGCCAAACTAATTGCAGCCGTCACATCGCCAGCTGATTTTCTACGTATTATCCTCCATCCCGCATCATTTGTCTTAGCTGCACAGTTATTTAAGTGCTGTACTAAGTCTGCCTGGCCAGAATGTACTAAACGGTTATTCGCCAGCGCATCTGATAAATCGCTACATGCCTGGTAAAACGCCTGTCCTGATATTTCTTGCATGCGCCAGCCGCTTTGCTCTAATTTAGTTGCCAAAGTTTGCGTTGCATACTTGTCGTAGCAAATAATGCTGGGATGGTATTTTCTAGCCCACTCGTTTATATCGCTGGCCATCTTTGTTTCATCGACAGCTACCTCACTGGACCATAGTTGCGCAAGTCCAACAGCTATCTTGCCGTCTTTCATCTGACCCATGACTAATGCACCTGATCTACGTGTTGGCGCTATATCAAAAGCCATTATTGTCGCAGGACCAACGGGTAACTCCAGGGTGCTATCACTGCACGCCTCAATAGAACCGTAGACCCAGGGACTAACTGCACTATCTATCC